ATCTTTTCAGAGTCGTTCGGCGTCAACTGCACAAAAGCCGTCGCGCCCAAGTCGCCGCCGTCGGCAAATGTAACCATGCGGTTTCGGCCATCGGACGCCTCACCGTCTGTAATCGCTAGAGGGTTCGGAGAACCAGATGTCCCCGCACTCGGCAATGTGACAGTAACCTGACCGTCAAGAGCCGTATCCAAAAGACTTAGGTTTGTGTTCGTTGTATCGCCCCATGTACCGGACTGTTCGCCTGTGCCGATAAGCTCGATACCGTTGTTTAATGTATATGTACTAGGCATTTTTCGATCCTATGCTGCTATGTCATCCCAGCTTGGAGTTTGAGACGGTGTTTCGTCACTCCACGCTGGGGTAGAAGATGGTGTTATGGGACTATAACCCGGATTTTGATTTGGAACAATACGTCCCCATACAAGAACTTGACCTGCCTCGCCAGTTCCTTCGACGCCAATTACAAGAACATCTGAGTTTGCTGTGATTGAAACTTCGCCAACTTCACCTGTGCCTTCAACACCAGTGACATTAACATTGACAACAATTTCCACGATAACGGAGCCAACAGTGCCTGTCGCCTCTAATCCTGTAACAGGCGCATTAGCGCCCGCAATAACCTCAATAAAGCCGCCGTAGACAAAACCTTGAGCCTGTAGTCCGCTTGGTATCTCTACAGTTGCGTCTGCCTCAACAACAACGCCGCCCTCTGCTGTTGTTGCTTCAAGTCCAGTAACAGGAACATTCGCTCCACCCACAACAGCAGCAGTGCCAACCTCACCCGTAGCCTCAACACCTGTTGGGAATACATTCGCCTCGGCAACAACCGAAACACTGCCAACGCCGCCAACGGCTTCAAGCCCCGTTACCGGGACATTGGCCTGACCAGTCGCCGTTACTGTGCCAACGCCGCCTGTCGCCTCTAAGCCCGTTACGTCAACATTGGCCTCGGCAATAACCGAAACAGACCCCACCGCTCCTGTGGCGGAAACACCGTCCACAAAAACCTTGAGGATAGGAGTGCCAAAAGAACCATCACTCCAAGTGGATCGACCCCACCCTTCATATAGAGTTGACGAGGCCATAAACTAGACCTTACGCGATACGAATGATGGCGTTAGATGCGTCCGCTGTTGGGAATACGATTGTGAAGTCACCAGCCGTTGACGTTTTGTCAGCACCAAAATCAAGTACAACAACCGCACGGTTGCCGTTTGTAGAATTGTAAATCAGTGCCCCACGCGCTGTGATCGTTGCTGTTGTAAAGGTAAAATCAGCAAAGTCAGAAAACGCAGTCGTTCCAGAAGTTGTAGGATCAATGTTTGTTAGCGTCCCGCCACCCGCAGAATAGCCTGTGCCGCTAATCTCACCGGAAGTTGTATATACCGTCGTAGAAGCATCAAGCGTTGCGGTGTTGTCGTACAACGCAATTTTGTAGGCATTCGCGCCTACGTTAAAGTCGTGCAAACCTTCCAAGATTTCTTGCTTGAAAGATGTGCACATATAGTTACCTGTAAATGCCATTTCTAGTCTCCTTATGTTTTCTCTCTCAAGATTAGCCCAGTGCGGTACGCATCTGTAACTTCTTGTGACTCACCAAAGTTTTTAACACGAGATAGAGCCTCAGTAAATCTCTGGGTATAGTTCTGCACCAAGTCAGCCTCACCCTTCATAAAGGTGTAAGCCTCGATCAGACTGCCGTAAAGCAACGCTACAGAAGCATTTGTGCTCAACCATGTAGTTCCACTATCACCCCCAGATGTTAGGCTTGCAGGGCGATAGAAATAATGAAGCTCAACGTCATACGCTGCGTCAGGCGTGGGACCCAATATGAAGTTTTCTATATCGAACTGGGCGTAGTATCGAGGTGCGCCAGTCGAAGAATTGTTCGGGTTAAATGACTGAACAAAGTTAACATCTTTAAACAAGACGAACTCTTTGTTGCCATTCGATGTAAATGAAAGGCTAAATGGAGCCAAATAATCGCTAGGAAGTGCCAAATACTGGTTTCCAAGAGTCATATTGCCCGTCTGGTTCTTTCGAAACACTTCTAACTGAGCAATCTTCAAGATACGCTCTTCAGTATTCTTGATAAAAACATCTAAGTTATTCACAAAGGTTGTCTCTGTGTTCTCAGTGTAATCCTGAATCGCTGTCTTCAGTTCTGCGTATGTAAAGCTCATGTTATGCTCACCGTCACACTACCAACAGAGCCAGTAGCTACCAAATTATTAGGCGTTAGCCCACCATCATACGTCAATCCTACAGGATTCCATCCCCATTGTATATTGTCTTGCTGAGGCACGTTCTGTTCAGGACGCGGATTTCGCAATGCTTGGGGATCAGGAGTGGCTCGAAGAGGCTCAAGCTGTGGTTGCTTGGCTTCCCACTCATCTTTGCCCACAAGAAGTCCATTCCATTCCTTGCGCATGTCTTTTAGGCGGTATCTGAAGCCAGATCGGTCAGATATGCCATATGCCCACTTTCCTGTGGCATACTTAGACATAACGATAATTCCTTAAATCTGGTGCAACGCGGAACGATGCACGGTCACGGTCTTCGTCCATAGCGCGCCCAATTTCCTCTTCATACACTGATTTTAGCATCTGAGAGCGGTCTGGAGCGCGTTTTATACTGATATAATAAGCTAAACCAGCCGCTAAAGCAGGGTAAAATCGAAACGGAACTTGCAGTGTATTTGTGTAATTATCGGCGTCATCTAGCCGTATTAGAGAGTCATAATACACTACATCAGTGCTATTATCGGGCAAAGGCCACAATTTTAAGACAGGATTGATCTGTCTGTCGATAAAATACTGAGTAGGGCGACCAGTTGTCGATTTAGTAGGAATATTAAGGTATTCGTCACGACTAATGCGGTCTAAGGCGTAATCTGTGCCGTCTCGGCGCACCACAAGCGAAAGAACGTCAATTGTGGACGTTCCAAGGTCATATTCTCCATCACCAGAGACCAAAGCCAAGTTTCTTTGAGATATAGTCCACTGATTAAGGCCACGGTTGGCCCAGTCAGCAAACATTAGGTTCATAGAACGCTTGGCGGTCTTGAGATCGTATCCTGTACGAACTTCTAGCCCACAACGCTCAAACGCCTCTTCGACGTAATCGGCAACATCTAATTCAAAGTCTGTTGATCCAGATACAGTCATTTCTTTTTCCTTTTAAGAGACTTAACTCTTTTTGGCTTGCCAGCAGGCTGTCCAAGTCGCTTCTTTTGTGCCACTCTACTACGCTTTTCGCTCGTTGTCATCTCTGAAGCGGTCTTGGGTGTCTTTGAGTTAACGCGCTTGCTTGGTCGGCAGTAAGGAGTTCCTCGCTTTTCGCCTTCTTTGCGACCACAGGCTTTACCAGTGCGGACATCTTTCCAGTCCTCTTTGAACCATCTCTTTAAAGCAGCGCCTTTTTTCGTTTTTCTAACAGCCATTAGCTCATCTTCGTTACTTTACGGCGATTTGAGGCAACCTTACCGCATCCATTCGCGATAACCTCTCCACCAGCCATCATACGACGCACTGGACGCTTACGATACTCGTTAGATGGCCCAATAGCGCCACCCATAGCCTTCTTTACAGGCTTTTTCTTGCTGTTTCCCCAGTTTTTAGCACCTACTTTACGACACTTTGCGATTGCGCCGCTTGCGTATGCGCTTGGAAACACTTTGTACCTTGCCTTTACCTTTTTGTAGCACGCGTCCTTTGGCATTTTTCTTCCTCTTCATAGGCGGCTTGGTCACTTGCTGCGCCATCTGTGAGCGGCCTATAGCCATATTAACACTTCCAACGCTTACGCGCCTGCCTCAAGCGACTATTAGGGTCCTTTGCCGCTTTTGGGAACTTCTTCATTTGACCTGCCGAACGAGCGCAGTAGGATTTACGCCGCTTGGCATCCTTGCTGCCCTTTTTGACCTTACCAGTCACAGCAGTTTTTAATTTTGAACCGGGATTAGCTTTTTTGTAGGCTTCCACACCTTTTTTGGTCATACCCGCGCCAGACTTGGTTTTGCGGTAATTACCGCCTTTACCAGTGGTTTTGCGTATTGGATTCTCTTTTTTACGAGCCATCAGGACCAATCCTCGTTTTTAATCAATACACCCTGAAAGACCGCACTAATCGCATTGTTTTGGTTTTTGCTACACTTAGCTCTAACTTCTACATCGGTCTTTTCTTCAATTTTCAAAGGCTGCGTGAAGGGGAAAATTAATTCACCGCCAATAATATCCACTTTAACGCTAGTTCTGAAAACACCGTTATTTCTACGAGTCAAAAAACGCACAGTCATAAACGCACCAGAAGTATCTGTCCCGTGAGTAGCTATGCCCTCTGTGACGTACAAAGTATGCCCAGCAGGCACAGTGTAAACAGCCATTAAGGTTTGATTTTCACCTAACGTAATTTGTGCATACGTCGTGCTAGAATTGGCAATCGTGACGTTTCCAGTCGGTGCCTGCGATCCAGAAACAAAAGCTCTATAGAGGCGCAAGAAAAACGTATCAGATTCTGCGAATCCAGTTCCATCCAAAACCACGACTTCGCTTACTTCGTTATAGTCCGCGTCGAGTCCCACCATGGTAATTTCAACGAACTCATCGTCAGCACCACCCGCAGAAGTTGCTGTCATTTTTACCGCAGAAGTTGGATATGCGTAGATTCCACCAACATCCCATATAGTTTCTTCTACGTTAACAATCAGTGGATTGTAGCCGTACTTAAACAGCGCAGTATGGCCCGTAATATCACCACGGGCCACCTGTAGCTCAAATGGCTCAGATGTTCCAATCTGTGTTATGGAACGATAATTAGCCATCCAACCCTCTTTATGACAAAAAGATTGTCAATTGGTTGCTTGCACCTGTGAACGCACTTATATAAGCGCCATTCGTCGCAAGAATGCCATCATCTGGAATGTTCAAGTGATGAATCCCTGTTGGGAATGTCTGTGTAATCAGCGTATCACCAGACGCGCTACCGTTCTTGATTGTGAATGCGCCAGCCGCAGCCGCGTAAATTACA